ACTGCTCCCGCGCGATGTACTATTTCCTCGTCAAAAATAATAAGTGTACCCTCTTTGTCCATTGGGTAAGCTGTAAAGGTTGGCTCTAATGTTGTCTCTGCGTCTGTTGCGAATGTAAAGCTAAAGCCTGCCTCATTCTTTCCGACGATTGTTACTCTAATGTCGCCGTCCTCGTCGTCCTCGTGCAAAAATCTAATTAAATATTTGTCGTTTTTCTGGTTCTTTAAGCCGCCGATTTTTACAGTACGCTTTTTGCCAGAGGTTGTTACTCTTGCTGTTGCACATAATTTATCTAATGTAGCTCCGCACCAAGTAAGCAAGCCCGCTTTAAGTGTTGCCTCTTCCTTTGTCACTTTAGTTTTCTGTACTACACCTAAATCGTCCTTGGCTGTGTAGCTCTCTGCTGTATACTCGAGTGACGCGCCGCCCTTGATGTGCGCAAGCTGGTTATCCTCTGTTTCTATTGTTTCGTCCGCTGGGATTGTTCCCGTAAATTTAACGCAGTAGAGCTTACCGCTGCCGAGTGTAATTCTCTCGCTATCCATATTGTTACTGTCCTCTCTTTCTTATTTTTTCGTATATGGTAAATTCGTATGCCGTCTGTACCATATCCTCGCTTTGTATTGTCTCTTGAAATTTGTTAAAGCCTACGTCGTATAATACTTTTTGTTCTATTTCTTTTTCTAAGCTGCTATCGGCTATTTTGTCTGTGTAAAGCTCTATAGCCGCCTGTATTGCCCTAACTCCTACTGCTCCGTCGTCGCTTTTGCTTACGTTGTCCTGCGGTGTTATGTATACCAGATACGGCAGCTCGGGTAGTGGCGTTTCTTTTGTCTCTCTAAACTCGTCCTTTGCCAGAGGTAGCCCCAGCGTGCGGGCGCGTTCTATAATTGTCTCTAATCTCATTTGCTCGCTGCTGCCTCTATCCTTTCCTGTAGTGCCTCTATAGCCGCCTGCTCTACAGGCGCTATATGCTGTATAGCTCTAACTCTGCCGCCGTTCCTACTTGCGTGCCCATATTCCAGCAAGTGGGTTAGCTGGTAGTCTGTCTCGTTATATACAGTATTTCGCTTAGTTCGTTTGTCTGTGTATGCTGCTTTTTTACGCCAGCCCTTGCGGTAGCTTCCCGTTAGTTTGGGGCTGCTCTTCTTAAGAGTGTCTACCGCCTCTTTTGCTACTTCGTCGGTTATTCGCTTTGTTGCATCTGCTATTTCTTGGTCATATTCTGCCAGCGCTTCGGCTATAGCTGCGCCTGCTGTGTTTATGTTCTCGTTGCTCAACGCTTGCCCGCCCTCTTTTCTGCGTACAGCTCTAACTTTTCCTCGTTTGGCTTTTTATAAGTCCTGTAAATAGTTAAACGCTGCCCGTTGTACTCTAACTCTGTCTGGTCGTTGTATTCGTGCGCCCATACAGTAAATTTATAGCTTGGCTTAATGTCCTTAACGCCCGCTGTCGCGTATTCGCTCTGGGTTATGCTGTCTACCTCGCAGCATATAGTTACGCTTTCTGTTTCCGTCGCGTTTAGCTGCGTCTTTAAGGTTATCTCTCCATACATTTTTAGCCCTCGCTTTCTTTCGTGTTATACTCTCCAGAAAGTGCTAAAGACATCTTAAGCGCGTCGTAGCTCTGTCTGTATTTGTCTGCAAGGTTGTTATAGTTAAAGTCTGCTTTTGTAAAGAGCTGTGCAGCTCTAATAATAAGCGCGTCTGTGTCGTCTATCTTTTTCACGCCTGCAAGCTGCAAGTCTTTAAAGCAAGCCTCTATACAGCCGCTTATATCGTCCTCGATAATAGCCGAGGCGGTAGACATACGCATACTGTCTTTAATTGCTTTTATTAGTGCTGTCCTCATAGTCGTCCCCCTACTCTGCTGCTTTTGCTACGCCTGCCTCTATAAGCTGCGCTGCGCGTTCTTTTGTTACCTCGAACGTGTCGCCCGCGTGCTGTGTAATATCGCGCTGCAAGTCTTTGTAAGTCTCTGTTACGATAACTTTTATTGTTGTGTCCGAAACGGGCACGTTAGCGGCTGCTGCCTGCTGGTCGTTTGCTGTCGGTGTGTTCGTCGCTGCCTGCTGCTTGTCGTCCTCGTCCGTTACGTCTACCTCTGCTGCCGCGATACGTTCTACAAGCTCTGCCTTTTTCCCGTCTGGGCTTAATCCCAGACTTTTAGCAAGCTCTCTAAGCTCGTCTACCTTGTACTCGTCCTCGAGCTGCTTTTTATCTAAATGCCCTTTCATTATTTCGCCTTTCTTTAGCAGGCAGCTTTACGCCGCCTGCGTTATTGTTATTAAACTGCCTTTACGCCTTTTTTTACTAAGATAATGCCCGCAGCGTCGGCTACCTTTCCGTCAGCTACCATTAAGCATTTATTCTTAATCTTGTTATTGTCGTGGTCTGTCCACTTTACTACCTGCATTTCCATATTTGTATTAATAACGTAGTCCGAAAAGTTCATAAATACCGCGATTACGTCGCCCTCGTTTGCGTCGTCCCAGCTTGGTAAAATATCGTCCTCTACAGTCTCTACGTTCTTACCCATAAAGCGGTATGTCTCCTCGCCGTTTACGCCATAATTTGTACGCCCGATAGGCTGCCCGTTTTTATCTTCCATTCCGTCAATGCCAACGTCAAAAGTTGACTGGTTCATTATAAAGCTGCCGTTTCTGTACGCCTTTTTCATTTTTGCTTTTACTTTATGCCAGCCGCTCCAACTTGCGTACTCTTCTGGTGTCAGTGTAACAACGGTTGTTACTCGGTTGTCTTTTAATACTCCTAATGGCTGCCCCTCGCCTGTTCCGTTAAAAATAGAAATCTCGATAGCTTTAACCATAGCCTCGGTCGCCATAGGCACAAATAAATCTGTAAACATTTTAAGTGTTACTACGTTTGCTAAAATGCTCTGTGAAATTTTGCACTCTAAGCCGTAATAATTAAATGTCACCGAATTTTTAGCGCTTGCGTTCTGGTCGTCGCTGCTCTTTCCCTCTGTAATCCAGTGCGCAGTAGGCTTTAAGTCTGCGATTGGAATTGATACGCCGCCCTGTACGTTAATCTTGCGCACCTTTGCGTAAATGCTGCCGTAACTTTCCAGCTTTGTAATAATTTCATTCATAATTGTAGTTGGAATTACCGCGCCGCTTTCTGCTGTTGTAGTTGTGCTGGCTGCTCTGTACTCTGTTGGAATTGCTACGCCTCTACACACATAATTCATAAATGCTTTACGATACTCCAATGTGTCGTACTTATCTACTGCCGCTGTGCGCTGCTGCGTTCCGCTGCCGTCTGCTGGCGCGATACTTCTAATTACTGTAGGTACTGTTACGTTTCCGTTTCCGTCTGGTACTTCTCCAGCTGCGATAGCTGCAAGTAAGTTTGTGCGCTGCTCCTGCTGCTGGATAATTGCCGCTCTCTCTTCCTGTAAGTCTTTTACTTCTTTCTCGTACTTTGCCAGTTCTTCGGCTGTAAGCTGTGTGCCTCTTTCCTCTACGTCTTTCTTAATAGCCGCAAGTCTTAATTCAATCTCTTTTAATCTCATTGTTTTTGTTCCTTTCTTTGCCTTAAATTGTTGTTAAAATTCTTAACATAGCCGCGCGCTTTTCTAGCGTCTCCCGCTGCTCTGCTTCACGTCTCCCGCTTGCGTAGCTACGTGCTGCTATACTGGTGTCGTCGTTTGCTGGTATGCTTACCGCGCTAACGTCGTACACTTTTTTAATTTTTAAAATTGTGCGGGTGTGCGTGTTCCTGTCGTAGCTATCCTCTGCAACTGTAAACGCCCACGACATTTTAGTAATCATTCCCGCGTTAATATCTTCATACAACCCCCTTGCTAACTCTGTTTTACTAAGGTCTGCTGCAATAAGAAGCCCTTTATCGTCGGCAGTTAATTTAAGCGTGTTATTGCTATTTCTTGCGTATACCCTGCCGCTGTGGTCGTACTGCATAATAACGTCGCTTAAGTCCGCGCCGTCCAGCGCGTGCCTGTCTATTTTTTCGTAATATTTGTCGCCGTCCTCAAACTCATAGAGCACGTACGGCGTATCAAACGTAGTCGCGTAGCCCTCTATGTAGTAGTCGCTGTTAAATTGGTTCGTAGCTGCCCTGACCGATAGAGGCGCCGCTACGTTCCTGTATTCTCTTTCTTTTACTATTGGCATATGTTTACTCTTCTCCTTTCTCGTCCGCCTGCTGCCCGCTGTTTGTCTGCTGTGGTTCCTGTTCCGGCTCTTGCCCTGCCGTTGGTTCTGTTTGCTGTGGCTGCTGCGTTATAATTACTGGCTGCGGCTCTTTGTTGTGCTTGTCCAGCTCGCTAACCTCTGTATACTCTTTTCGTATATAGTATTTGTCGCCGTCCTCAACGTGTGCCATATTCCATATGTCCATAACCCCGTTACGATTAAGTAAGCCTCTGTCGAATAGCTGCGTACTTACCTGTAGCTTTGTGTTATTGCTCGCATACTGTAGCCTGTTCGCGCTAAATGTAATAGCGTTGCCGCGTGCAAGCTCTCGCGGCGTAAAGGTCATATTAGACATTACGAGCGATAACTGTATAGCAAACGGCTCTATTTTTCCCTCGTAGTAGGCGTTCCACGTTTCCTCGTTAAACTTGTTTTGCAGTATGTCCATATTTGTATTAAAGTGCGTACATACATTTTCTTGTATTTGCTGCATTTGTAACGCGTTCGGCGTGTATGGTCTGCTCTCTACTGTTTTTACATCTGTAAATTTATTGTCGTATATAATCATTCCGCTTTTGTTGTCGCTGCTTAAATTGTCCTGCGTAAATCTGTCGCGCTCTTTTTTTATGTCCTCTGGTTTAAGCATATTTGCTACTTTTGCTAAAAAGCGGATATTTGCCGAATTTTGCACGGCGTTAATAATTCCCTCGTTACTCGTCTGTATAAGCTGCATTGTCGGCTGCATTGTCTTGTTGTCCTCGCCGAAAATGTCGTCTCTATATTGGTGCGTCGTTAATATTCCGACGCGTTCAAATTCAATCGCTGCGCGCTCTCCATTCCCAAATGTATAGCGTAAATATACTTGGTCTTGGTGTTCTATAATTTCGCAATTTTGAGGCAGCAAAGGATACCAGCCCGCAAGCTGTCCGTATGCGTCCTCTATTGGTATAATAAAAGCTGTATGCTCACACTCTAGTATTGTCGCCACTCGCGCTATAAACTTTGTTGTGTCCATAAACGCGTTAGGCTTAAACTGTAGCGTGCGCTCTAAGTTCTTTAACGCGCTGCCCTCTACCTCTGGCTTTAACTTGCTGCAATGAGTAGCAAAGCTATTAATAGCCGTGCGGGTTAAATCCATTTCATAAACGCCGCCGTCGTAGGTAGAGAATACAGGACTATAGCCGTTAAGCAGCTTAAAGTATTCGCCTATTATTTCTTTGTTTTTTCGTCCTTTGAAAAGGTAATCAAAAAGCCCCGTTTTTCTCACTCCTTTCTATGCTGCGTTTTTAAGCAGCTCGCCTAGCTCCGCGTTGTACTTCTGGCGTACTGTCATAGCGTCTATTACGCTTACAAAGCCGTCTATATGCGCGCGCTGTTCTATCTTTATAGGTCTAAATTTTCTTGTTTCTAAATTCTGTTTAAGCGCTACGTTTAGAAAATGCGACTTAAGCAAGTTGTTACTTGCAATTTTAAAGTTGCCGTCTTTAATAATTCCCTCAAATTCTCGTATAACTGGCGTTAAGTTCTCGCCCTGGTATACGTCGTCGGTATGGAACCCGTACGCCTTAAGGTCGTCTATTAAGTACTGGGCGCTGTATCTGTCGTAGCCTATCTGTAATACTCGTATGCCGTATGTGTTAAGCAGCTCTACATACCAGTTAAATACGTCTTTGTAGTCTACGTAGTTGTCGCCAGATAGCGTAAGTACGCCTTTTTTTACAAATACGTCATATGGTACGCCGTCGGTTGCTTGCAGGCTTTCCAGCCTGTTACGCGGCATAAAGAACTGTGTAAACGCGTGTAGTATTCCGTCTTTTTCGATTACGATACTTGCGGCTGTTAAGTCTGTTGTTTGGCTTAAGTCGATACCGCCCACGGCGTAGCAGTCTCTAAAGTCCTCTAGCGTGCTTTCTTCGCTTGCCTTGTCTACAAGCGTGTATTCTAACCACGCTACGCTACTGTTTTGCTTAATATTGCAGTATTTCGTAAGAAACTCTGCTTTTTTACTTAAGCTGCCCTCTGCTACTGCTATCTCGTCTTTAAAAAAGCCCTCTTGTACGCTTACGCCCATATTCGGGTTGGCTTTCTTTAGTTCTGTTATATCGTTCCATTTCTCTACGTCGTCTATGATGTATAAGAATGGTAATAGCCTGCGCTCTTTACTGTTGCCTTTTAAAAAGCTGGTGGCACGTTTCATTAATTCGTCGTAGATACTGTCGTTAATATAGCCTGCTGTAGATATGCTAAGTATCATAGGCTGCCGCCTTGCACCTAGTGCCGACTTCATAACCTCATATTGTTTTAAGCCGCCGTCGCCGCTCCACGCTGCCATTTCATCACATATAACTAGCTGCGGGTTGAAGCCGTCGCTTTTCTTTGCGTTAAATGCAATAGGCTTAATAGTCGTGTTCGTCTCTTCTAGGTAAATATCGCTGCGCCTCTTTTTAGCAAGCTCTTTTAACTCTTCCTCTGCCTCTACCATTTTGTAAAAAGCGTCGTAAACGAGCGCCGCTTGGTCTAACTTTGGTGCTAAACAATAAATCTCTTGCCCGTACTCTGGCTCGAGATACGCCATATATGCAATAATGGCGCTTGCAAATAAACTTTTGCCGTTTTTTCGTCCAATAACTATAAAAATTTCTCGAAAAATTCTTATATTTTGGTCGTCTACAATGCCAAACATAGCGCATACTATGGCTTTTTGCCATAATTCCAGCTTTAATAAATCGCTCCTGCCTTTGCTGTGGTGGCAAAAATTTTCGATAAACTTTATTGCCTTATTTGCCTTTTTTGCATTGTAAAAAAACTCTTGTTTTTCCAGTCCGTCTACAAGTATTTTGTAAATTGCTAATATCCATTTACCCGCTACAATTTCGCCGCTTGTAATCTTTGCGTAATACTCGTAAATGTAATTTTTATACGGCACTCTGGGACTATTCCTCTCGCAGCAGGGCTAACTTGCTTTTCTTACGTTCTGCTGCTGGTACAAGCTCGGTTAATTGCTTTATAACTGCCGTATAGTTTTTGCTTAACGCTATATAGGTGTCTGCCTCTGCGCTGCGCTTTTCGCCCCACTGGTTCGCGCCGTTCTGATACTCCGACGTCCAGCCGTTTTTCTGTATACTATCCTGCAATATATCGAGCTCGACAGACATAAAGGCAGCCTTTTCGATAAGCGGCGTAACAAGTTTCTTTTTGTTTTCGTCGAGGTTCTTAAAAATGCCTTTAAGTCTGGTTTTTTCTTTCTTAATTTTCTCTTCTTTCGTGTACTCTTTCTTTCCTGCCATATCTTCGCCTCACTTCTCGCACACCACACCCCCTACACCACGTACGCGCGCCCCTGTAGAGTTTTTTTAAGTTCCACCCCTCGGTCTCCGCTGGGCTATTCAAAAATTTTGAATAGGGGGGGGATATGCTCACGGCTGCGCCTGTATTATGTTGCCGTCTGCGTCGAATTTGTAGCGGCGTGTGTCTGCTGCCGCGTGGTGTTCCTTGTTGTGGCAGTCTTGACATAACGCCTCGAGGTTGTCCCAGTTAAGCGCTATGTCTGCGTTGTTTATGTTTTGCTTGGTTAAGTAGTGCTTATGGTGTACTACCTTTGCAGGCTCGCCGCAGCGCTCGCATAAGTAATGCTGCGATATAAGATAAGCCCGCCGTGTGTCTATCCAGTCCTTGCTGTGGTAGAACTCTTTAGCCCATTCTTTCATAGCCTGCCTCTCTTTATTTGCCTAGCGTCCTAGATTTCATACGCTAGGCTAGGAGGCTAGAAAAATGCAATAAAAAAGAGCGGCTAACTAATGCTGCTTAAGTAGCTTAGCTTTCCGCTCTTTCTCACGCTATCATTTTACCGCAGGCAATACCCCACGTAAACCCCAGCTTTTTACCACGCTTTTACCTCTGCGTTATAGCGTCCTCGTCTATTCCCCAGAGCAGTACGCTTAGCTCGTTTATTATTCCGCTTATCCAGCGGCGCGGCGTGTTCTTGCCTGTGTTCAATTCTTCGGCTATATCCACATAGTCTAAGCCCTGCATAAAGTATAGCTCAAATGCTTTATACTCTACTTCTCGCCCCTGCTGCTGCCTGCGTCTTTCTATCTCTTCTACTGCCTTGTCTATATGGTCTAGCATTAGTATAGTTTTAAAGCGCGTGCGTCGTATGCTGCGCAAGTATGTAGCCTGCTGCTCTTCTGTTAATTCTCCTTGCTGCTGTAGCTGCGCAGCTTCGCTTACTGCGTTGTCTCTATGAAAAACTGCGTCTCTGTAGCACTTCATAAGGCTAAATGTGTCGTGGTATTTATCCGCTTTATGTTTCTTCTGTTCCTCTCGCTTGTAAATCTCTACGCCTTTTTTTGCGGCTGTTGTTATTATCTGCTCTAGTTCGTCCTCGTTTAGCCTTATTTCGCTCACTCTTAATTATTCCTCGCTTTCTGCTGCCGCGCTGCTTTTTAGTCGAATGGTAGCCCGTCGTCGTAGCCGTCTGGTATGTCCATAAAGCCGTCGCCGCTGGGTGTTGGCTGTGGTCTGTCGCCTACTGCCTGCTGCCTCTGCTGTGCCTCTGCTTTTGTCTCTCCAAAACTTACACTACTTGCCAGTACTTCGGTGTAGTAAATCTCTTTGCCGTCCCTGCCTGTATAGTGCCCCGTTTTAATCTTTCCGACAAGTTCTACCTTGTTGCCTTTCTGTAGCCATTTCTCTACCCATTCTGCCGTTTTGCCAAGTGCGCGTATATTAATAAAATCTGTGCTTTTGTAATCATCTACCGCCAACGTAAAGCGTGCTATTGCTACGCTGTTATTTTCGCCGCCGTAGCGTACGTCTGGCTCTTTTGTCAATCTTCCGCTTAATGTTACGTTATTCACTTTTTACCCTCTCTTTTCTTCCTGTTGTATTCCTGTAGGTATTTTATTTGTTCCTCGTCCTCTGCCTGTCTCTTTCGTCTGGCTGCTAGTTCCTTTTCTCCTCGCCGTTGCCGCTTTGCTATAATCTTTTGTGCTCTCTTGTAAATCTTGCAATTTTCGCAGTACTCCGCTTGCGTTAGCCCGCCCCGTAGCGCTAGTGGTATGTTGTCGTAAGAATGGCAGCCGATACACTCGCGTATACTGCCGTCGTCGTCTACCTCGATAGTAAACAGGAAACGCAGCAGGCTTATAATAAGCCCCAGTACAACCACTAATACACATACCAGCGCTGCAATTATAAACGGTGCTATTAATATGCCTGCTACAAGTGCTATTGTTTTAAATATCTCTATTGCTGTCATTCGTTGCCCCTTTCTATTCGTTCCGCTACACTTTGTGCTGCGTCTGCTGCCACTCTAAACCCGTTACTTAAGCCTCTGTATATTCCTGCAATAGCCCTTGTCATTGCGTCGCCTATATTTTGTACTGCTGCCGTTATGTCGTTTATAGTTACGCTTGTATTTCTCATAGCCTTTTTAAGCGCCTTTGCCTGCTGCCGCTTATCAGCTTCAAGCGGCGGGTTATACCCGTGCCGCTTTTTATAGTTCTTTTTCCATTGTCTGTAATTCATATTACGCCTCGCTTTCGCTTAAGAAGTCTTTTATATCTGTCTGCCCGTCTATTTGTGTGTCCGTTTCGGGCACTTTAGTAACCTTTATGCCGAGTATACAATAACCCTCTTGTAAGCCGCTGTAATCTTCCAGCATATATACTATATCTGCCTCTATGTGCCTGCCTGTCTCTTTGCCGTCGGCGTACTCGTTAAGACGTAGTGCGTCGCCAGTCTTAAAGCCTCTGTCGTTCTTTCGTAGTTCAAAGCTCTTTTTTCCTGTCGCCACGTCCTTAAAATACATAGCAGCTAACTTAAGCTCGTGTACTTTCTGCTCTTTTGGCTGTAGTGCTCTGTCTAATGCCGCCTCGCGTTCTCTAGCCTGTAGCGTTTTCTGTGTCTGCTTATCTATCGCCGCCTGCTGCTCGTCGTAGCGCTGCTCGTCTGTTTTTTCTGCCTCTGCCTTGTTAATATACTCGTCGCACTTTTCGCACGTTCCCGTTTTTACGTTGCAAGTGCTGTAATTTAAGCAGCTATAGCATAGGCTCGTAATGCTTTCTGGGTGTGGTATCCTGTAATCGTCGCCCGCTTTCTTTTCTGCTACCTTTGCGGCTATCTCTTTTGCTCTTATGTCCTCGCCTGCTGCTGCCTGCTGCGCTATCTCGTTTTGCTCGTCCTCGTCTAGCTTGCTTGTCTCATAGGCTGCCGTTATGCCTAAGTTGCCCGCCTTAAACTGTTCTTTAGCCTCTGGCGTAAGATTATTGTTAATCTGCTCCATACGTCCTACGTTTGTTGCGCTCTCGCCCAGTACATCGGCTATTAAGTTGCGCATACGTCCTTGTATCTCTAAGCCGTCCTCGTCTCTGGCTCTTATAAGTGCTTTTTTAAGCCTTACCGCCTGCTCTGTCTTTTCGTACGGCGTAAGCTCTCGGTTAAATGCGTTACCGACTAATAAGCTAAGCTCTAACCCTGCGGGTGTTATGTCCTTGTAGAGATAGCGCACGCTTTTATACTTCTCGTAGCCTCTGTCTATAAGCAGCCTGTTAGCCTTATTGCGCCTGTGTCCGCTTATAATTTTATATTTGCCGTCTATCCTGCCTAACACTGTCGGCTGCTGCTGTCCTACAGCAAGTATAGCGTCTGCCAGCTCTTCTATGCTCTCTTGACTGTAAAAGTTGCTTTCTGTTTCCTCTACGTCGTACGGGTTTAAGTATATCTCTGTATACTCTGTTACTGCTGCCGTCTTTGCGTCTGCTTTACTTTGTGCGTTTAGTATATCCATAAAGCTAAACTTGTTTGCTGCTGCCATAGTTTTACACCTCGCTTTCTTCCAGATACTTTGTTATCAGTTTTTTGTAGTCCTGCGCAGCTCCGCAGCGTGGGCTATACTCGTATGCCGCTTTATTAAAAAACGTGCTCTCTGCTGCCTTGTCGGTGTAGCGTATCTGCCCCAGTATTTTAACCTTGCTTTTCTGTTGCAGCCATTCCAGCCCCGCTATGTTCGTGTCGTTGTTTTTATACATTGTCACGAGCGCGCCGAGTAGTTCTATGTCTGGGTTGAGCTGCTTAGCGTCCTGTATCTGCTCCGCTATAATGTCTAAGCCCTCTAACGCCCACTCGTCTATTTTTACAGGTACTATAACCTCGTCTGTAATCTTTAGTGCTGCTATTACGTTAAAGGCTATGTCTGGCGGGTTGTCAATAATCATATAGTCGTAGTAGCTGCTTATAGTGTCTGGAAATGGCAGCCCTAAGTTAGTAATAGGCGTATGTATTAATTTGTCGTATGCGTCTATCTGGCTGCCGCTGCTGCCTGCCATTGTCCATACTGCCGACATAAGCGACATATTAGCCGTTATTATGTCTACGTTGTTGTGCTGCGGGTGCTCTGTTATTAACTCTCTTAACGGGTTCTTGTATTCGCCTAACAATGCTTTAGCCGCTGCGCACTCTCCCGCTGCCTTGTATGCCCCTGCTGCCTTGCTTAAATTGCCCTGCTTGTCGTTGTCCAGTAGTAATACTGTCTTGCCTCTCTTTTGCAGTTCGTAGGCTATGTTATACGCTGTGTACGTTTTCCCTACGCCGCCCTTAAGGTTAATAATGCTTATTACTTTCATAGTCTGCCTCTCTTTCTCTCCGTTGGTTCTGGCTCTTTTTATCTATCTCGGCTACGTGTTCCCTTAATACCCGTATTGCGATATTTAAAGCTCTTGCGTAGTCGTTATAGTCGTCTCGTGTTCCTGTAAGTGCTTGTAGCGCCTCTTTTTCTGTCATACGTGCCGCCTCTCTTATGTCGCAGGCATTAACCCGCTCTGCGCTGTCTCATTGTCTGCGCTCTTTAAGCCGCCTGCTGCTGTTTCCAGCTCTAAGTAGTTTATTAACTGCTCTGCTGCCTCTTGCCAGCCGTAACACACTACCGCTAAATAGCCCTGCTCGTTTAAGCTGCTTAGCCATTTCTTTTGTAGCTGCGTCGGTTTATTGCTGCCTACCTTAAGCTCTATGTATAGCCCATTGTAGCCGCCTCGTGCTACTGGTAAGTGTAAGTCTGGTACGCCAGCCTTTACGCCCTGCCTCTTTAGGTTAGCTGCTGTACGTGCGTCTCTCTTGCCGCCGTTTGGTATGTGGTATAGCAGCTCTAACTCTGGGTATCTCGCATACTGGTACTGCGCCCAGTTAAATAGTGTTTCTTGTGCTCCTGCCTCGTTGTCAATTCTCACATTTCGCATATATTCGCCTTTCTTGCTTTACTCTAGCTGCACCAGCCTATAGCGGTAATAGCCGTAGCCGTAATACTCGGGGCTTACTATGCCCTTTTCTTCGCTGCCTTTTTCCACGTAGTAGCCTGCTGGTGCTTTTGCTTCGCAGCGATACCACGAGCGGGCAGTTACATACTCGTACTCTGGCTCTGGGTGTACTAGATTTTTACTTGCAGCCCAGCGCTTGCCCTGTAGCCTCTGCTCTGGTGCGTCCTGTATGTGTCTATCTGTATATTTAATAAAATACGCTGCTAAGTCTCCATATTGCCCGCTATCGTCCAGCGGGAACACTTTAACGCGGTTGTGTCCCTCGTACGCTTTATACCAAGCCTGCTGCAACAAGTTTGTATCTATGCGATTTACTACTAAATGGTGGTGCCTTGCGCCTTTCTTGCCTATCTCCATAACGTGTATGTATTTAAACTCTAACCCAGCTTTTTTATATAGCTTTCTACACTCACGCAAGAATACTTGTATATCTTTTTTCATTTCCTCGCGTGTTCTGTCTGGCTCTCCCTTATGCCTTATGTAGTCTAGTACTAAGTGATAATCTCCATAAGCAAAGTTAGCGTTCATTAAGAGCCTTAACTTTCTCTCTGCCTGTTTAGTGTTTACTTTCTTCTGTGCCTCTGGTGTAGGCTTTACTTTGTCTCTTCTCTTTGCGCCCTTTTTATTTAGTCTGGACGTATAGAAATATTCTACCTCTATCGTCTTGCCTGCCCTGGTAGTCCTCTTAACATACGGCATATATCTTTACCTCACGTATATATATTTTTGTGTATCTCTGTCGGTAAGCTAATACTTTTATCAAGTGTTTTTACGGGACGTCGCCCCGTTGTTTTCCTTGCCTTTTTGCCGTATGCAGCGTATAATATAAATGTGGTAATGCTATACGCTTCGGCTATAGCTTAGCGCCTATGATATTGCAGTATCGTAGGCGCTTTTCTTATGTCTTTTTATATAACGCCCTGTAAGCGTACAGGGCGTATTATTTATATTTATCCTATTGCACAAGCGGGCGCGCAGCGCATAGAGGCGTACGCGTAGTTGTAGCTGACGCCGCCGCTCGAGTACACGCACCACGTATAGCACGAGGAGCCACGATAAGCGCTACGCGTTCTATGCCAGTCGTTAAAGTCGTCCTTTGCGTGCTTGGCTGCTCTGTATGGCTTGTCTTTGTAGTACTCGTATGGTGTTCTTTTGGCGTCGTACTCGCCTACAGATAACAAGAAAAACGTATCTGCTGTCTTTCTGCCGTTTGTGTTCATTTTAGTAACTGGTATTACATACTTAGCCAACTCTGCGCAGCGTGCCGCGTATGTCTCGCTGTTAAGGTACTCTCTAAGCTCGCTTGTTTCCCAGTCGTTAGAGCCGTAACGTCCCTTTGTATCAAATGGGCGTTCTTCTATGAGCTCGTGCGCCTGTATAGTAACTGTATGCTTAAGCTCTTCGGCTGCTGGTGTGTCTGCGTCTATGCCTATTACGTCGTATGGTACTGCTGCACCGTCAAAATCAATGTAAATCTGGTCGCCTACTGCCAGTACTTCCGCAGCTCGTCCCTCTCTTATAATCTTTCTAAGCTCTTCGAGCGTAACACTCTCTGTTAATATTGTCTTTTTTATCTGCATTTTTCCGCTTTCCTTTCTTTTACTCTTTTCCTATCGCGTATATAGATACCTCGTACGCTGTTCTTTGCTCTTCCTGCTGCTCGCCTACGCGTTTAGTGTAAACTCTGCTCTGTAGCTTGCCTTTTAAGGTTACGCGCTCGCCCTCGTGCCATTCTTTAACCATAGCTGCTGTATCGTTCCAAGCGATACAGGGTATATAGCAGCCGTGTAGGTCTTTTAGTCTGTTCTCTACCAGTACGCTTATATCGCTTATGCGTTTGCCTAGTGGCGTCTCGCGGTATGTAATGCCGCTGCCGAGTGCTCCGCTTAACTGTACCTCGTTTTCGTAGTCCCAGTGCTCGCCCGTAATCTGCTGCGCTGTCTCTGCCAGTACGTATACAAGTACCTTGCCTGTTATAAAATTCTTATAAGCCTGTAAGCTGCCAAGTATCATAACTGGCGTATTTACTCCGATACTGTCTACATTATCGCCCTGCACGTATACTATAGCCTCGTCAAGTGCTCCGCTGCGTCGTTCGGTAACAACTGTAAGCTCGTATCCGTTAAATGGCAGCGTGTTAATGTTATCTACCTTGCGCAGCTCCTTTAATATGCCCTGTAATGCTACTGCGTTGTCTGTCTCCACGTTTCCGCTCTCCTTTCTTCTGTTTTTAGTGTCCGTTTTATTGGACAGATACGCCCCGCAACCCTCGAAAGTTGCATATACAGCCTTGCGGCTGCTGCTTTACCTTTAAGCTAGAGGCGTTTATATGTAAATGTCGTAATACATATCTATACGCATATCGCCCGCTATGTACTGCGGCGCGCTCTCTTGGTCGAGTGGTGGCATAAGTCCCAGCTTGTGCCAGTCTTTATGTGCTACGTCCAAGTGCGCCCTAAAGTCTGTTACTATCTCGTCGCCTGTAAATCCTTTTTCTTGGTAGTGCTCTTTTAAGTAATAGCCCCAGTCTGCAAACACTACGACGCCGTTTTTTATTACCCTAGCGCGTTCTGACGAGCTTATAAGCGCCGCAAGTGCGCTTAGTGTTACTTGCTGCATTTTCTTATCTCTCTTTCATTATCTTTATTCTTTTAACCCTGCTGCCGCCTGCTATTCCCTCTAATCGCAGATACGGCGGCAATACTATTACATTGCCCTTGTTTAGCTGCGCCTGTATTGTTTGCTTTAAATTCGCGTATGTTTCTTGTTTACATACCATTTCGCAGCTAAATATAAGTATTAAGCCTTTTGCGTCTTTCTTCTTTCTTTGTCGCCTGTTCATTTCCGCAGCTCCCTTATTTTTTCCTCTAACTCTTCTACTGTTACGCCCTGCCGTCTGGCAAGTGCAGCCGCGCTTATGTTATATGTCCATATCGACGACATTTTAATAGCGTCGCCTATGTCTAACTTACCTTGCTGTAGCCCTATGCGGACAAACTGCGGGCTGCAACCCATAATAACGGCTGCCTCTGCTGGTTTAATCTTTACTGCCTGCATATCCTGTTACCTCGCTGTGTTCTGCTGCGCCTGTGCCATAGCAAGCACACCCTGCGAGTAAATCGCAACAATATTACGCTTGTCCTCTGGCAGCTTTGCTACTTCCTGCATAAGCTCGCTGAAATTTTCTAAACTCTGCTGCTCTTTCGTTCTCTCTAATGTCTGCTGCATACTGTTTTACCTCTCTTTCTTCTTAATCCTTAAATCGTCCGTAGCTGTCAAGCTGTATATAGTGGTTATTTACTTTAGCCTGCCTGCTGCCGCGCGCTACTTTCATTACTTCGCTGTCGTTTGCTCTGTATATTCTTCTCTCGCATACTGGACACGTTACAGTCTCGCCGTAGCCGCCATTAAGCATTACTTTAATTTGGCAGGTCGGGCAGGAATACGAGTATATGCTTATTTCGTCGAGTATTACCGCTGTACCCTGTGCGCGTTCTAAGCCTTGCAGCTCTTCTATAAAGTCCTCTCGGCGTTTCTTGGCTTTCTCAAACTGTGTGCACCAGCCGCCCCCGCCGTATGCTATTGCGTTGTCTCTTATTTTGTGCTCAAACTCTTCTATTTCTTTGTTGCACTTTGCTATTTCTTTCTGTATAAGCTCGTGTATGCGCTGCTTAACGTCCTGTATTGTGTGCATTTTGTTCATTTTCTGCCGCCTGCCTTTCTTTCGTCTGATAGCTGCCGCATAAGCTCTACTACCGCTGTGTATTCCAGCTCTAATACTTCCTGCTTATGGTCTTTTGCCTTGTGTTCCTGTACGTGTTCCTTTATGCGCTGCTCTATATCGTCCAGCGCGTCGTAGCAGCACTCTATACGCTGCTGCTTTGTTTTCTTTGCCTCTGGCAGCTCTACGCCTGCGTCTGTAAGTATTTCTCTAATCTGGTCTACTCTCGTGGCGTTAAGCTCTGCCAGTATAGTAATGCTTGTGCCGCGCCTTACGTATCGGTCTGCTATCTCGCTTTGTGTCATATACATATGCTGCTATTCCTCTGCGCTGCTTTTGTTGCAGCGTGCTATATATTCCTGCGTTATCTTCTTTATTGCTAAGTATTCTTTTTTAGTAATTCGCTCGCGTACTGCCTTGCCGTGTTTCTTGTACTCTCTACTTTCCCTAAGTCTGTAGTACCTGTCGTATTCTACGTCGTGCTCATATTCTGTATAATTACACGTAACTTCGTGAGCACGCACCCAGTATTTAACTACGCCGTCTTTGTCTTTTACCATACTCGCCATATATTAGCCCTCGCTACTCTCTATCATAGCTACCCTTGTTTTTCTCTCTATTGCCTTTGCCATAAATGCTACTTTTATATCTCGCTCCGTTGGGTCTGCGTCGTTTACTGGTGCGTCTGGCGGGAAAATACGCTGTTTCTGTATAAATGCGCTTAAAAATAACTCTTGTTGCTCCTCGAATAGTCTTTCGTAAAATTCATATTCTAGTTCTATTTCTAGCTTTTGCGCCTTTGTGCAGTAAACGCCTATTTTCTGCCTTGTATGCGGCGGCTTGTACTGCGTCCTGTCGCTATCGTAGCCCATTACTTTATATATACATTGGCTTAATAGCTTTCTGCCTAGCACTCCATTGTAACTAAACAGGGTAAATATGTACTCGTCCTGCGCCAGCTCTTCTACGCTGCTTATTCCATTCTTTTTTAACAGCTCTTGTAATTTGCGGGCGGCTGTTTCTTTTTCGCCGCCTACGCCTCTCTCTGCTAACGCCTGTAATTTCTTAATTCTTGCCTGCGTCTTTTCGTCCATACTGTACCTCTCTTTTAGTTCAATGCCTCTAGTATCTGCTGTAATTGCGGCTCCATATCTCGCCAGAATTGGGCGTTGCTGGCTGCGTTCTTAAACTTAGGCGCGCCGTTCTCGTCTGTCTCCTGTGCCAGCTCTTCCCACGCCTTAATCTCGCCCTCTCTATGTTTCGTTGTCATTAAGATATAGCACTGTAGCGTACTGCATAGCTCGTTAGTAAGTGTTACTGTTTTCGGCTGCTGCTCCCAGCTTATAGCCTCTGTATCTATCTTTGTAAAATTGTTGTTCTTAAAGTTCTCGTACGTGTCGTGGAAATAATCACCCTTGCTGGTTAATTCCTCGTACTGGGCTTTTATAAAGTCCTCTGTTACTTCCTGCTGTGTTAAGGCGTCATAATATTTTTGTTCTGTCATTCTTTCGTTACCTCTCTTTCGTTGCTGTGCCTTCCTATGCTATAATCGCTTTAGAAAGGTGGTGTTAAATGTGAAAACTGTTAAATACTCTCTTAGTGATTCGGATATAGAGGCTATTACCTTTGCACTCTCTATACTTCCGTCTCTTGGTCTTGATGATAACAAACTCCAAGCTGCTAATAATTATCAACTTTGTACGTCTGCTGGCGCTAAGCTCATTAGTCGTAACTTCGATATTTCAGATAATGAGGCGCGCGTTATATCTTGTGCATTACAGGCAGTCCAGTTAATAAACTCTGGCGGCTTGTCGTTTGTTAGCTCTGATGTTAAGAAACGCTGTAGTAATTATTTATTTACAGTTAATAAGCTCGTTTCTGTTTTGGGCTTGTAGCTTAGCTCTAGCTTTATGCTGTTCTCTTTAAAATTTGTATTTACAAGCCGCCGTAATCTTTCGACGGCTTGTTTTCTTGTTGCGGCGCTATTATGTTTGCCTGCTGTATAAAAATACTCTACCTCTACTGTCTCGTCTGTTCTGGTTGTCCTTTTTATGTACGCCATATTATCGCCTCGCTTTCTTAATAAGCTGCCAAAGTTTACATTTAAACCAGTTGCGGCGTTTATGCTCTTCTTTTCTTATGCGCTCGTTTACGATAGTCTGCGCTGCTTTGTATGCTGCCGCGCCGTACTGCTTTGTAATGTTGTCGCGTCGCTCTGCACCGCAGCCCCATACTCCGTTAATAATCTCGTCTGCCAGCTCTTCGGTGCTTTTAGTTCTCCTTTTTTCACTCGCCATTGTTAGCCTCTCTT